ATCTTATCAGATGTCTTTCTATAAATATGATGAGGATAAAATGATAATAGAGTTAAACCATTATCTTTACACAATTTTATTTTAGTATCTTTATCACTTGCATATTTAATTTGCGATTTAAATTGTTTACCCAAGAATCCAAATACTTCAATAAATATATCTTTGCCATCTAAATGCAATAGAAAATCAAATCTATATCCACCTTTATAATTAGGTATATAGTCCCTGTAATATATTTTGTCAAGTTTAAAATCAATATTATAATCTTCTAACATCGTCGCAAATAAATATTCCAACATAGATTTACATAGTCTTCCACCTTTTGTTGTCATCACTTTTGCAACTCTTTTAATTTTGAATTTGTTTCCAAATGCTCTCTTTAAAGCAGTATCCCAAGAACCAAATTTCTTAACATAAGTTGTATACCCTGGCATATTCTCTTCTTCATTTGTATCTGGTTGAGATGGATATCTATTATATTTTATATAAAAATCTTTTAAACATTGAATTAATTCTTCTTCATCCATTCTTCTGGTAATACTTCCTTGTGTTGGTCTTAATCCTACTAATAATAAAGAATTTGAAATATTACCAAAATGATGGTCATATGCACTAGCACTATAAAACCCATCTTTTTCTTGACTAAAACTGTTTAAATCATTTGTATTTGGTGTTCTTCCTAAAATATCATTTACTTCTTTTAATTTTAATAGCATATTTTCTTCAAGTTTTTTATTATTGAATTCATTGTAATCATATCCGATTAATTTATATGTATTTTCTATACTCCCAAATCTTCTCTCATAGGCAGAATAAGATTGGATATTATCATACTTTATAAAATCGGTACTATTTAATAAGAACACATTGTTTTTCAAATGAATCTCTGTAATCATCCTTAAATCATCTAAAAGTTTTTCATCTGTCAATCTATCATTTTGATAAAATCTTTGTCTATCTTCTGGTATTTTTGCTCCTGCAAGCAATAATGACTCATACCAACTTCCAAATCTTTTTCTATACAACTCACTAGCAGGTAATCCGTTCTTTGCTTTGAAATCTTTAGATTTGGGTATTCCAATCTCCTTGATATAATCCCTCATGATTTCAATTAATTTCTCATCTGTAAACTTTTTTAATGCCATCTTTTTCAACAACCGCCTTTCGTTTCTTTAATTACTGCCTTAATCCAAAAAAAGAAATTAAGAGGAAAGAATAAATTAAGGCAAATTATCCTTTATCGAACTGCAGATTCTATCCTCTCAAGTGTTTTTACACACAAATAAAGACACTATTTCTAGTGCCTAAAATTCTATGTAAAATTATTTCTTAACCTTTTCCTTACTTTCCTTCTTAACCCTAACTTTTTTCTCTTTTAAAACAACATCTTTAATCCATTCTAACTTCCCATTCTTAATGAAATATGTAATTCCTACTGCCATAGCATCTGATTCATCGTCTGTTTTAAAAACCACATCAGGATATCTTTTCTTAATCTCTTCCTGCACTTGTTTCTTAGTAGCATTTCCACTTAATATTGCCTCTTTGACGGTTTTAGGAGGGTAGTATATCTGATCACAGTCATAAAACAACAAGTTTGTTACACCATGAACGCGATAAATTACTTGAGTTGCCATATTAAACCTACTAAATCCTCTTTCGATCACAATTGTTTTAGTAGGATAATTGGTTTTTAATTCTGCCATTTTAATTGCAATTACTTTAAGTCTTTTGCCATGAGATTGGCTTTTCTTTGTAGGGATCGAATCAATTAAAACTGGTATCATATTTTCATCAAAAATACAAAACCCTGTTGATTCCATAGAAAGATCATATGCATGTATGTAATTAATTTTATTTCATCTCCAATATCCCAATATCAAAACAAAGACATCACAATAAAGCAATGCCTTTTATTTATTAATACTTAATCTAATATCCAATAACCAAATCTATCTCACTATCTCAATAACTTAATATCATCACTCACTACATAACCCTTTTTAAGCAAATACTTCCACAACCACTCTAATCCCTTGCCTGTAACCTTAGAAGTAAATTCTGTAATAATTCCTCCAAATCCATTACTGTGTGTGCTTGGTTTTAATTCAAAATATCCTGCGTCAATGTATCTTTGATAAGGAATATTCCATTCACCTTTACTACTTTGCAAAATTTCCTCTGTTCTGAGTATATCAAATAACTTCTTCTCACCAATTGTTTTATTATTTTTAACTCTCTCATTAAATATCTTAGCAACTTTTCTAACTCCTAGTAATGAATCTGTCACAGCGAATCTATCTGCCATTGCAACCTTTGGTGCTTGGATTTGTAGTAATTCATCTTTTTCTGCAATCTGTTGATTTTTATATTCAACTAATTCTCCTACTGCAACCATTCTTCCTTCTTGAGAATTTGCTTTAATAATACTCAAACATAATTTATCTTCTTTAGTAATTTCTAATTCTTTTAATTCAAAATATTCATCAATCATTTGATCTTGAATATCATAGGCTAAATCATCTTCCATAATTCCGACTAATTTTAGATATCCTTTTCTACTGAGAAGATAGATATATGTACTAGCATTTAAAGCATTTTTAGTGTATATTTCGCTTTCGCAAAGTGCGATAGCAGAATGCACACTACTTTTTAAGTCTATAATATCAATCCCAAATCTAAATCTTTTGATATTTCTATTTATCTTTTCATTTAATCTTCCTAATTCTACTCCATGAACATTAGCAATTTCTTTAACCAATGCACTTTTTTGGTTTTCTCCAAACTCACCAAATATATTATGTATTTCCACATTATTGACCGTAGTGACTCCACTTACCGATAAATTATTATTTTCCATTATTAATTCCTTCTTTCTTCAAATTATTATTTATTGTATTATTTGCTTACCTTACAACCTTGCGTTGACACCATTTTCCGAATATTTCTGTGGTCTGATCCCACCCGAACATTGCCCATACTCGTTTTGTAGTTGAATTAATTCCAATTTGTTTTGGGCAAATACCATGACTAAGATAATAGTTAATTTGCAGGACATTGTATAAATATGTTACTTTTTCTTTTGTTGGGATTGTTTTTATTTCTACTTTTTCATTTATAGACTCATTCATTTTAGTTCCTCCTTTCAATATATTTGCATCACAACTTTGAGACACATAAAAAGAGCATAGTCAATAAAGATATGCTCCTTCAATCAATCACAAAATATCTACCTTGAAATTAAATAAATTAATATTTCAAAATAAATGAAACCGTACAGTAGGGCTGTAAATTATTATGCGCTAAACCACCTCCAACATTAGAAGTTCCCCAAGTTCCACTACCTGGATCTAATCTCCAATCGTTTGTAAATATATCACTAGTGTCTGTATTCGTATTATTCCATGCTTGAAATGTATGATTATGGGAAGGCATTTCTGGCGTGGTAAGAATATGTGTCTTTTCGCCGGAACTTTTTCCAAGCGTATCAAATTCTATTTCTGAAGAATTCAAACCGACTGGGACTTTCCCTTTTAAATTAGGAACATTAAAAGTGACATTGCCATCTCCTGCTCCATAACTTATTCCAATGACATTAAATAACTCTGAATATATTTCTCTTGATATAGCAGAACCATCACAAATCATCCAACCCGAAGGTGCTGTTAATCCTGCATACATTTGAATTGTTCCAGTAATTCCACTAATATTATGTAAACCTTGTGGTGGGCATGTTTTCATATTAAGCACCTCCGACCCATTTTACTTGCATCGTTGCATCAACAGATAATTGAAGATTATAAGTTGATCCAGTTAATAAAAGAACATCAAATGCATACCATTTATTTATGTCAAGCGCAACACCACTATTTAATGTGCTAAGAACACCATCTACAGCAAGAGATAAAATTCCTGTAGCACTTGTAGAAACCATCAATGTAGATTGTTGATAATTTATAGCTGTATAATTTGCTGTTAATATATTAGTGCTTGCTGTTACTGCTTTATTTGTTTGATTGTTAATTAGGGTTCCTATAGTGTATTTTAATATTCCTTTAAGATTAGCATTTATAGATCCTGGTGCATTAGGATCTATAACAGGTGTAGCAGAATTAGTTCCCAATGTAATATTAGCTCCATCTGCTTCCATAACTGGTATGACTCCTACACCTTGAGTATAATGATTTAATAAAAATTCAGTTTGAGCTACAGCACCATTTACAAAAATAAATCTAATATATTGTTTAGTTGGTGTTGTCCAAGGCATTAATGCCGATATTGTTGCACTACAACTTAACGTTGCAAGCGTTGTCCATCCAACATCTGGAGTAGCAGGATTATAGGTATCAGCTTGTTGTAAGGTTAATAATCCCGTAGAACTTGATTTTACATAAATACGAATCATTCCATCAGGAACAGGTTGTCTAGGTCTATCAATTACAGGTGAAGTGTAAGTTGCATTAGCAAGTAGTAAATGAGTTGGATCTAAATTTGAATCTCTCATTACCATTGCAACATCACCATGAGTCATTGTTGCTCCTATGAGATTATTTCCAGATTCTAAACTAATTGAGCCTAAACTATCATTGCTTATGTCAATCCAATTTTCGCCATCATAAGTTTGATATGTTTTTCTAACTCCTGTTGTTGTATTGAATTCATATAATATTGCACCTTTGTCACCGTGTCCTTTAGTGTCTGTGGATAGACATGTATAAATTGGAGTATGAGAATTTATTCCGACATATGTAAATGCCATTTTAATTTGATTCCTCCTTTGTTATTTTAGTTCGATTTTAATAGGGATTTTAAATTATAAAATAGTAAAAAAATAAGGAGAAGAAGACAATTGGTGTTGTCTGTCTTCTCCTTATTTTGATGTTTGGATTTGGTGTTTTTTTATTTTGGGGTTGGTTAATTATAGGATTTGCAATTTCCTATAATTATAATTATTGTAATTATTTTGCTACTAAACTAGATAATCCTAAAACTTCTTCTAACTTACTTCTCAAATATTCAACATCATGCCATTTTGTATTATCTGCAATTCTAAGTAATTTAATTCCATGTTCAGGGATTAATTCATTTTTCACAGCATCATTAGCTTGTAATGTTATAAAAGCTTCTTCTCCACCAAATTTAGTATATGGTTTTCTATGTTGCCTACCGTCTACCTCTACAACTAAATTATATTTTTCAAAATATCCATCACAAAATAATGGAAAATCATTTATTCCTCTTAACCAAATGAATGTTTTTTGAGATTCATATTCCTCATTTAAAATAATTGACATGTTTTTTAATACATAAGTTTCAAATATTGATTGTTTCTGCTGAGTAGGATACCCGTATGATTTACAGATGTTAGACCAGTTCATATTCAATTTTTTACGATATGTACTATCATCATGTTTTGAAAGTTTATTAAATAATCTTGTAGAAGGATATATTCCTGTGTCAACGAAACATTTATCAAACACATTTCTAAATTCATTTTCTAAATCATCTAATGATAAAATAGTTTTATTCATATTTGCTACTCGACTACTTGTTTTAGTTTTATATTCTGATCTATATTTTATATATTCTTTATATTGTAATTCAGAACTAAACATTTTAACTATCTGATTATAAACATCACCTTTTAAATTCAATATACTTGTATATGCTGAGAGTGATATTGGTGATATATTTTTAAATTCAGCAAATAATGGAACTCTACCAATCTCATTTATCAAACTATGAAAATTACTATTTAAATTTTCTACTGTGTAATTTCTTTTATCATACTTAATGCCAGATAATTCACTTATAATTTGATTTCCATAATATTTTATAAGGTTCTCTGAAAGATAATTGTGTTCTCTACAGAATGATTTAATACTTTTAGAATTTGTTTTATTCATAAATATCTTAAATTCTTTTATAATATAGTCAAGCAAATCATTGTCTTTGGTAAATAATTTTAAAATCTTACACCAAGAAACATTATAATAATTTAAATATGTAAAACTATTATATTCAGATATATTATCAAAACCCTTTGGTGTTAGATGATAATCTTCCTTAATTATTGAATAGAAATTGCTTCTTAAAATATCATCTGTGAATTCACTTATTGGTTTGGTTTTGTTCCTTCTTAATTGACCTTTATTTTTTCTATCTTTAGCACATGTATCACAATATTTTTTAGACAAGTGAACATTTATCATTGGTTCATTACATTTGATACAATATTTATCCATTTTATTTTCTCTCCTTCCGATATAGGAAAATGGGAAAGACACCTGTATCGGCAGATGTCTTTAATTACTCTTATAAATCTGGCCTGACTCATAAGAAACCATATGTAATAATTTTAATAAATCACTTCAAAGGTAATATTTTAAGATTAAAACATCCATTAGTATCTTGGTCTAAATTACCTTCGTATTCAATAGTAATTATGTCGCCTTTTTTGTATTTTTCGGATTGTATTTTTGGATTAGTAAAATTAACTGCACAATACCATCCATTTAAATAAATGCAACAAAAAGTATCTTTGACATCTTCAATTGCAACATTAAATGTTTTCATAGTAATAATTATTTCTTCATCCGTTTTTACCATTACAAACCTCCTTGACATAAAATTATATTTATATTAATGTTACAACTACTGAGCAGGAATAAGACTTTCATCGTAAATCAACAAATACCACATGTCTGTATTTAGAGGACTCTTCAGTGCCTCAATAGGAATATCAAGTACACTGGGATCACCCGATGCATTCATTGAAATTTTCCAACTATCCTCGATTTTCGCATTTGGTACAATAATCTGACCAGCATAATCAGATTTAGTAAATTCATCACGTACCAAACAATCCATAGTAAGTTTAAAAGTTCCACCAAAACTAGTAGAAGTTACAGCAATTTTCTTAAGTGTTGCATCGCTATCTGCTTTATAGTATACTCTTGCAACCATAGAAGTTGCTTCAGCAAATGTTAAAACTTGAGCAGCAATAGAATATTTAGTTCCTTGTGCTGCTGCTGCATCGGCTGCTAACAAAGTCTTAGGTGTTACTCCATCTGCATCAAGAAGATATACAGAAGTTATTGATTTAAGTTTCTTAGGTAAAGTAAGAGTGGTAACAAGATTAGAAATAGTTGCTTCATAAATCATATCTACAGCATGAACACCAGTAGTAATACTATTACCACTCAAAGTTGCGAGGGCAATATTGTCGAAAATTGCATCTTGAAGGGTTATTTTGACAGCTTTACCACTCGAAAATCCAATTAATTTGGCATCTCCGCGACCACCAGTTGAATATTTTGTTTCTGAAGATGTATCAATTTCTGCTGTTTTTAAAGTTCTCAAAGTTACTACTGCATTATAAGGAGAAGTCAAACTTGAAAAGGTAACATATGGAGTTTCTTTTATTGTCCAACGATTCGGAGTTGCCATTGCTAAATTCCTTCTTTCTTTTTTAATTTTTGATAATGTTCATCCAATTTATGTCTTTCATATTTATTTCTTTTCCATTAACCGTTCCTGCATAAATACCGTTTAATGTAAATTGGTAATTATCTATTAAATTTAAGCGATTTAAAGCATCATATAATTGATATATGGTTAAATCCCAAATATTTAATATGTTTAAATTGTTTGATTTGTTTGCAATTCCTGAAATCATACTAGGGAAAGTAATTGATTCCTTTATGGGGTTTTCTCTTTTCAAAGCTTTAATTTTTTCAATGATTTTTCTGGCTTGCTCATTTGCAGGATTATAATCTTCTTTTTCTCTTTTAACACAATTCTGCATCTTAATTATTTTACAAATTTTATTCCAATTTTCACTGTTTATTTTTTTTTCTTTATCTAAAACAATATTACATTCTTCATCAATACCAAACGAATTTGTATTTTCAATTCTTAAGAATAAACCAATAGCACCAATGAATCCTTCAAATAATTCCTGCAAACCACTTTTTAAAAATAAATCAAAAGTTGTAATATCATTTAGTTCTTCAGGAATATCTTTTATAATGTCTTCAACCTCTAAAACAAATATATTCATTGTTTGATGATATTTTTCATATCCAATTTCAACAATCTCACTAATTGTAAAAGGTTTTATTTCAATTCCATCCATAAAAAAAGAACTACCTTTCAATAATCTTAATTCATCATCTATTTTTATATCCATTTAGTCACCGCCTCACCACCCAAATACATAACTTATTATTTAATCATTGAAATCATAAATTTTGTACGAAACCTGATAACCCTGCCACCTATCATTTACTCCTATCCATCTACCATTAGAAAAACTTAATTTTCCAATACCTAAAACTCTTTGCTGATTAAATAATTTGTCTATCTCACTTAATATTGAATATGGCCTAAGTTTACCAGTTCCAGGCATTCTCCATAACTCAATATGACATAGAATATTAAATATTATTTTTGATGTTTTAAATGCTGTATTTATTTGTGCTAATGAAAAATCATCTTGTATAATAGTGATTAAACTCTTAGCAGAATCAGTAATTATTGGGGAAACAGGAGTTGGATATATTCTATCAAATAAGAGAATGCTAGTATCTTCAATATTAGGTTGAGACATAGGATCATCTTCATCATAGAATAAATATTTACATAAATCTTGAGAGGATAATAATTTCGTTAGAACTGTATCAATATTTAAGTTTAATTCTTCAAATCTACTCATTTTACCTAATCACTTCCTAAAACAAACTCTTAATCTGAACAACCATTCCATCTTGACTAATAATTTCCTCATCCACACTTTTACACCATAATTTTACACTTCCTAAATTATTTCCCTTAATTATACAAGTATTGCTTACTGAATTTTGTGATGTAATAATTGATAATGTAGTTGGTAAATTATCAATTCCTGTTAACCAGAAAGATGATTCTTTAACTATAGACAAACCATTATTTTTGAATAATGCTAAATATTCTTTAGTGTACGTTTTGATTATACTTGTACTTCCACTAATCTCTACAGTTTTATTATCAATAGGAACTTCCACAATCTCAACATTAATGTCATCCATTACACTAAGATCATTTTCCAATTTACAACTAAATACAACATTTCCAACATCTAAAATTGTCACAACACCTGTACTAGAATTTATAGTTGCTTTTGTAATATCATTACTGCTGAAAATTAAATTTGGTACAGTAGAAACAATTATCCCATCAATTTTTACTTGTGCATTAATTGTTAATGGATCATTTTCATTTACTTGAATTGAATCTCCATTTAGTATTTCTAAAGTAAATGTTGGAATTTGTTGTGATACTTCGCTATAAACCATCTTCATTAATAATAATCCATTAATTGTAATATCATTAATGTCATTTACGGAATAATTCCTCAATCCAATTTTATACACATCATTGATTTTAATTTGTCTAGTGATAGAAGTATTGCTTATTTGTATTGCAATTTCTGAATCTAATGTTGATATTATTTTTTGTTCATCTAAACCAATTGAACCTTTGGTTACTATGCAGGGGATCTCATATAAAATTGAATTTTTATCGTAGAATTTTAATGTGTTACTACATCTTTCAATAATACAAGAACTAGTTGGAGATTCTATTGTTCCTCCGTCAGTACATATCCAATATGAATCATTAAATTTATACATATCTCCTATTAATGTAGAGATACTATTATCTTTAAAAATAACTTTTCTAAAATTATTTGATATGCTAGTTTTTAGTTTTAATTCATATGGTGTATCTAATCTTACAATTATTTCTTCATACAAACCTGTTGTATTATTATATTTTTGAATTGTATAAATATTAGATGCATTTTCGAATTGCTCATCTACTACAGCTTGTAAATCATCCCAATATATTTCCTTTGGAGATGATGGAGCAATAGTTAAATAAGCATTATAATATTTAAGTGTTATGATCCATCATCTCCTTTATTGCAATTAGGCATAATTACCGTAATTTCCTGATGCCCAATCTGACCAAGGGGCATTTTTCAGACCATAATCTACAATAGCCTGACTATTTATTTCTCTTAAAACTTCTTTTGCATCCATTTTTGCTTTTAAATTTTGAGCCTCAGAATAATGACGGAAATCCGTATCATTGAGGTGTAACTGAAGCTGAGTAACATCTAATATTTTAGAATTCATCCATTCAATTACCAATAAATTAGATAATATTACTTGCTCGGTTAGAGTTAAAAGCTCAGTAAATGTTTTATTTGGTATGTCTAAAATATTCTCTAAATCCTTTTGACAATTACTAAAATTAGGAATTGCTTTTAACATATATCCCAACATAACATTTTCAAAATCCGTAATACTTATTGTATATATTTTATCCAATTTATAGTCACGAATCGTCACAAGAGAAAAATCATAAATTTCATTAAAAGTAGTCACATTATATCAACTCACTTCTCTTCCTTTTTACATTTAAAATTTTATCATCAATTAATTTCTTCCAAGTTTCATCTTTATCATCTGCCCAATAAGGAATTTCAACATAAAAATATCCTTGCGATTTCGCAAAGATTCTTTTATATCTATCTTTTAATTTTTGATAATGTAATTCATAATCAGGTGTTGTATTATTCTTTTTTGCAGCCATGATTGCGAAATTAGTAATTTCATAATGTTGAATTCCATTGCACTCAAAAATAATATGTTTATCATTTATTGTTATTTCATTATCGTAAGGAAGAAGATAATGAGTTTTAGGATTATAGCATTTTAAAGTACATTTAGATTCGTGCTTTAATTCAAAATCTAAACCTTTTAAATATAATCTAATTTTATTCTGTAAAATAGATTCATCCAATTCTTCTACACATTCAGGACATCTAAATTTACATCTAGTAGAATTAGCTATATTCCTTTTATAGTCTTTATGCTTACCTTCAGGACATTTCCACCATACCTCTCGATCAGCATAAGGAGAATATTCATAAGGAGACTTTTTATTTTTATCAGACCAAATATTTAATGATTCGGAATGTAATGTACCTAAACTATCTAATGGATGTACTTTGCCATGTTGATTGGTGCAATAAGGGCATCTGTTTTCATTTATAAAATTATTACAATTAGATATATAACTTTCATGATAGTCTTTTTCTTGGCATATTAACCAAATGTTCTTGCTTCTACTCCCATAACTAATTTTCCAAGGACTAATGATGTTTCTAATATAATCCCAATACTTTTCAAGAAAATCTTTACATATGTTATCAATACCCCATTGGGCAAAGGAGTTGCATTTTCTACAATTCATTACTCCTTTATGACCATTTGTAAAATCTCCTATATTACATAGCTCAGATTCGTGTATATCTCTTGGACATTTAAAATAAAATTTCTTTCTTGAACTATAACATATTTCTTCTGGTTTATATTTATTTAGTTCATAGTCCCATCTATCAAGGATGTCTAGCCTACCATTTTCAATACACCATTGTTTAAATGATTTACTTTTTAATAATAATGTTATCATTTGTTTCTTAAGACCAGTTAATTTTTTAGAGCACTTACGACAATAATACTTACCATCTTCTTTTACACACATTTTATAATTTGCCCAAGAAATAGGTCTCATATATGGATTTTCACAATGCTCTCCATCACATTTTACATGTACTAATGCAATACTTGTATTAAACAAATCTTCAACATTTACTTTAAAAACATCTCCTATTTTAGTAAATGCGTAACCCAAATTCTTAAAATGAGTGCATGTTGCCCTTTGCCAAGTTATTTCGACTGTCTCAGTTATTAATCCCATATAAATCAAATCCTTCCACTTTAAAATATTAACTATAAATAAATACAAATATTATTTTTTACTCCATTCCATTAAAGCATCTTTAAATCCATTGTCCTCAATATAAACAAAAAACTGCATCTTTGTCTGTGGATGCAGTCCTACTAATTTATATTTAATTCCTTTTGAATATAAAAAATCTTTGAGTTTAAAACTATAGCAAGGAAATAATTCAACATCCATTCCTTCCATCACACCCTTTATCCCACCTGAATTTGCTTATATTCTTCAGCTATCTCGACAATACTTCTTGTATAAATTCTACTTAGGGCATCAACTTTATTTAAATCAATATCTTCTCCATTGGCTATTTTTCTTGCAATAATTGAAACAATTTGTTCCTTTTGCATTTCTGTAGAATTATTAAACAATTCAACCATTTCTTTACGATTGTAATCTAAAAGTTTTTCAATGATTTCTTTAGATAATAAGTTTTGATATATATCATATAAACCATGATTTGCAATTACATTATCGTCACAAATGTAGAATAATCCCATTTCTGCAAAACGATTTTGATAATGAAGAATGTCTGCTAAATCAGCATATATAATATTTTTTGTCTCACCAAATTTATCAAATTGATAAGGTTTCCCTTGCCCATATTGTGCTGTTGTTAAAACCAAAATGCCATCAGTAAGAGAAATAACTTTTATTCTTTTGCTTGAATGAATTTCTCCATATTCTTCTTTTGGTTGAGGTTTAAAAATAGGAACTTCAATTTCTTCTTTTGCTGTTTTATCTTCTTTAGATGCAATTAGAGATTTTACTAGATTTTTTAATTCATCTAATTCACTCTCTAAATCTTCATAAGATTTTTGATTCTGTTTTATTTCCATAGTAACTTCTTTGGTTTGAGGAGTATTTTCTTTCTTTGGTCTTCCTGCCATATTTAATTTTCTTCCTTCCGTGTAAATAAATTTGTAGTAATCCAAATATTAAATAATTTAAAGAAGAGATGCAATTAAAATTAGAAATGCATCTCTATATTTAAATTACCTATTGTTTAAGGTAGGGTAATGAGTCCTGCTAAAGAATTTGTGGCAACAATTGTTGTCCAGTTCTTTTTAAGAGTGGTAGATTGAGTTAGGTTGGCATTATCATATACTCCACTTGTCACGCTGGTTGTTGCTCCTTCTAGACACAATTTAATAATTTTTTGACTAGAAGGTGATAATACATAAACTCTGGTGTCATCAAGCAACAGTTGGAAAGGATTTTTGAAATCTGCAACTTGTGGGATAACTAGGGCATCTGACCCAAAAATAGTTCTTGTATATCCCAATTTTACATATTCAGAATCAAGAGTGTAGCGATAGTTGGCATCTTGTGGTAAAATTTTTGAGAGAGCAATCTGTGTACCGACAAAAATACTTTTTGCTCCCATATTATAAGTTGTAATCTTTTGTGCAAGATTTACAGCAGCATCTTGACTGTATCCAACTACTTTAGTTCCTGCAACACCAGTAGCAAGATTTGTCATAGCGGTATTAAATGCATTATAAGCATCTACAGTCATTTGAGTTTCGATGGATCTTACTGCTTTCATGGTAAATTCTGCAAGGTTTTCTTCTCCTGCAAGTACACGATACAAACTAACTTGAACTGTAATATCATGCTCTTCGGGAATAGCAGTAACCATTCCATCAAATTGTTTGTGAACTTCAGATGTTCTCTTACCTCTACCTGCTTTAGAAATTACAAACAAATCACGAGGTTTTACTCTAAAGCTGAAACTAGATGCCATTTCTCCTGTGATTACATCTGTGTATAATCCCATTGAATCAATCAATGTCTCAGGTAAGATCATATCAATCATCGCAGAAATTACAGAAAACGTTGCCCAATTAAATGTAGGATGAGAAGCCCATACTTCTGGTTTAAACTCACTCATATTTCCAAGACCAGATACGCGAGAAATTTCTCCTAACAATGCCTTGTGCATTTTTGCACCTTTTTCATCAAAAGAGATTGTATTGTCAAACTGAACCTTCGTATTTCCATTGATAGAACGATAATGATTAAAATAATCTCTGAAAGCCTCATAAACTTCTGTTTTTCCTTGTGAAAATGTCATTACACTAGCTGGAATTTTCATATTGTTAAATCCTCCTTATTATTTTTGATATTATGTAGTATTAATATTTATTATTTGTTTATTGATTAAGAATTTGCGCTCGAAGCCCAAGCAAGAGCATACTGACCATCTGCACCAACTGCAAAAGTATTAGAACCAATTGTTCCGGTAATACCAGGAGCAGTCATTGTAAGAATATCTCCAACCATTGGTTTGAAAGCAGACAATATATCTCCTGCAATATTTACAAAATTTCTAACATCAGGGTCGATACCCTTAAACTTATTTGTTCCAGAAATGGTTACAACTACTTCAGGAGAATAAGCCATCCAAAGTCCAGTCGAATTATCTGCAACTTCAAATTGATAAGCAAGAGTACGTTGATTTCCAATGCTTCCATCAGCAATAGAGATATAGGTTGTTCCTACTAATTTGAGAGAGATTTTTAATCCACTTCCAGTAGCAGGTTGAGTTGCTGTCCACACTTCACCTTCACCTGCGGTAGTAGATTTTGTAGCCAAGTAAAAAATATGCCCATTGTCAAGATTAGCAGCACACACTGCACTTCTATTTAGTGAATCAACATTTGTAGCCTGTACGCCATTTTGTATTAATACGGTATTTGCCATTGTTTATTACCTCCATTTTTTATTTTTATTATTAAATTACTTCCATTTGATTTATCCAATAATTAACTTCTTGAATTGCTCCACCAATAGCATTCATATCTGCCATTGCTTGTTCTATTTTTTGTTGAGTATCTTGGAATTGAGCGTTAAGTAAATTTAAACGTTCAATTAATAATTCAATATCCAACCAAATTCACTCCTATTATGCTACTACTGCATATTGCCATTTTGAACCATCAGACATAAACAATTTGCCTACTCCAGTTGCGTGTGTAGTAAATCCAAGAGATCCAGCAGGAGCAGTTGTAGTTGTTGAATTAACCGTAATGGCTGTTGCTAAAGATACAAGATATGCTCCATTACTAAATTTAACATCTGCCGTAGGCACTGTTCCATCAGAACCAATTTCAATACCTAATACTGTTGTTGCAGTTCCCTCATTTACAACTTCGACAAATAAACCCTTAACTACACCTACTGTTGCATCTGCATAGTTTTTTGCTTTAATATAGGCTCCTTGAATTGTATTAGCACCTGTATTAACGAGTTTATTAATAACTCTAAAATCTGCACCTGTGTCAGTTTGTGTACCAGTTGCAATAGAAGTTCTACCAAAACATGCCATAACTCCAGTTGTCGGTTTTGCAGGATCACCAAAACCATAAGCAGTTGTTCCTGTAATATCACCAATTGCAAATAATTTATGGTAATTAACCCCTACAGTTGTTGCTGATGCCATTGGTGCAAAATATGCCTTTGTTAATGTTGTTCCTGATAAACTATTCGGAGTCATTACCTGAAATCCTTGAATAAGAGTACCTAATGTTGCATTTTGTGCAGCTCTATTCATTCTGTTTAATCCTACTTTTACACTATCAGTAATTGCCATTATTTATTTACCTCCTTTACTTAAAATTAAATTTTGTCCCAAAGACTTTTAGACTCTGTTTTATTATTTTCATTTACAAAAGGCAATCCAACTTTCATAATTCCATCATTGTTAGTTTTGCCTTTTGAAAAACTAAACGCTTCAGCTTTAACTTTATTTACCCAAATATTAAGATCATTTGCACAAAAATTCTTAGCATCTTCACGCAATTCTTCCATTTGCTCTTTTGGCATAGATTCCATAACTTCTGTAAGTGTATATTCAATTACAGACAACATTTCTTTTTCTTCAATGTCTGATTTGAATTTTTTAAGTTGCTCATTTTCTGACATATAAATAGCCATTTGATCTTCAGAAGTAGACATTTTAGCAGTCATTTCAGACATTTGTACTTCTAGTGCAGAATATTTATTGTACATTTCTTCATACTTTTCAGACATATCTGTATATTTTGCTTGAAAATTATCTTCATCTTCTTTGAGAATAACTTCTTCTGCCATAGTTTCTTCAGTTTCTTCAAGTACAACCTCTTCAGCCATTTGTTCTTTGCTTTCTTCTGCTAATACTTTATCAGTTTCGGCTTGTTTATCAGCAAGTTCTGCTTGTGCTACTGCTTCCACGTTAGCATCTGCTCCCATTTCTTCTTGCTGTTCATTTTCTATAACTTCAAGTTTTTCAATTTCTTCTGTAGGCACTATTTCTTCCTCCTTCTTTACTTCTTCAAACTTTTCTGTTTGTGGATTAATTATGTTTTCAGCCCATTCTAAAGATTCAAACCCTCCTAGAAGATATTGTGCGGTTTCAGTTTTTGTCTTAGCTGAAAACTTTATTATGTTATGCAACAAATCTAAACTTACAAATTCATTATTTATTAATTGATTTGCAATGCTTATATTTACAGCAGTAGCACCTTTGGGATTGTTTTGTTTAAGAAAAATTCCTTTTTCTGCATTTTGTTTGACAATAGATGGTATTTTAAAGTCATACATAAGATGCTCAATTTCTTCTTTGACCTTAGAAAACGATAAAACTTCTGCTCTAGCATTAGGAATTGCAGGTGTAGTTCCAATTAATGTAATTCCACTGAAACAAAATGATTCAATTGAGTTATTTTCACCAGACTCTATAATTACAATCTCCATGCTAAGATTTTGTATTTGATCTCTATCTAAAACAAAAGCGACATCTTTTGCATATCTACACCATATAATACCATCGGCACAAAGCCATCTTTTCCCTTCTTCATCTATTTCATAAAAGATATCATTATCACATAAAATTACCCCTACTGGAACTTCATCTAATTCATGCCCCATTAATTGCTGACTATAGCGATTATACTTAGCTACAACTGGCTTTCCTATTAAAGTAGGTCTTGCTTTTTCAATTGCTGTCCAAGGAATAGGCTTATCGTGCTGATTATCTCCTTCGGATACTATCCATAAACGAACTTTCATAAGTTCACTGTTAGATATTTCCATTAAATCGAATTTACTTATTGCAAATGATAATTTATTCATTTTTCACCTCCTTAAAATAATAATAGTAAATTAAATTAAAATTTTAATCCAAAATGGTGATTTTTCTAAAACCATTTCAAATTTATTTGTATAGCTGAAATAAAAAATCCCTTCTTTATTACTCAATAAAGGAATATTGTTATTAATTAGATAATCTTTAACTATTTTTGAGGTTGTTTTATAAGTGTTAGACAATGAAATTGGATTGGTAACAAACATAATTAATCACCACCTTAGATTAAATCCCATAAACGAGAACTTATATTATTTATTTTTGTAAAAACTTCAACAGTAAAAGATTTATCTTTTATTAACTCTTTGCCAAACCAATCTGGAATAATAAAAGCATTCATAGATTCTTCTGTAGGAAATTCTACTTCAACAAGTTTATCTCCGGTGTCAATAAAATTATCAATTTCTGCTATTAATCCATTATCTAAATCAACCAATGTACGTTCTTTTACAACTGGTTTCTTGTTAATTACTTCAAAAATACGATTATATCTTTCTCCGCTAATACGATGTTCTAACTCTTCTCTGGTATTATCTTTCAATTGATATTTAACTGTATGATAATATGTATCTTGATTTTCAGAATTAGTAATCTTACGGACACGAACATCAGGAGAAAAGTTAGCGTATGTTTGAGTAATTGTAAATTTTTCCTTGATTTGAGAAGATGGAGGATCTGATTTTAATTTCCAACGCTTTTCACGTTCAATCACGCAGATAGTTCACCTACTTTTTCTAAATATAACATGATAAAATCATTTAGTTTGTCCATAACTCCTTTACAATTATTTTTTAGGTCATTAGGATAAATGCCTATATAATATATCTCTTTGTTGTTATTATAATAATTTTCTTTCCTATATGTTTTGTTCCTATATTCTACATATAGATTGTTTTTTGCTTTTATATCAAATAGTCCATAATACTCAATAATTAGAGGTTTATCTAAAACATATGATCCAATTGTTTCAAGATAAAAATCGGGACAGTAATAATTATCAGTATTATCAGGATAAAACCGATACTTTTTCTTCTTACCACTCCCTATTGCCACAATTGAGTCTATTTCTAAATATTGATAAATATAATCAAATACCATCTTCTCTTCATAACTATAAAACTTACTAAAACCATCAACACCTGTATAAATTCTGAAATCTTTTTCTTCTAATTTAAATTCTGGATACATAGTATTCAAACAATCAAATATTGAATCATAATGATTGTATTTGTAAATGTATGTAAGTATATTATTTATTTTATTATTGTGTCTATCTTTAAAAATTATTGGCAATTCATTTCTAATGTTATTCAAAGAATTTACATTAACTATGTTGTATAAAACATGTTTAACATATTCATTAAAATTATCTCTACTTTGCCAAAATTTTAATGATACATTATTTAATTCATAAATTTTTATATTGTACTCAGGAAAAATAAAATTTAAAATATCATACAATGTCATTCCATCAAATAAACTATATAAAATCTTGTACTCAACAAACATTTTATAATATATATTTTGAACTAATTTTTGTTTATTGTCTAATCTTACAACATTCATTATGACGAATCTGCACAATTTTATTATGTTTTCTTCTGTTTTGATATTCATAGGTATGGAGTAAAGCAACTTACCATTGGGAGTGCCATAGTAAATCCATTTCCACCATTGGATAATATCATATTTACTAGTAGAGGATTCATTATCTAGTTCTATTCCAAACTTTTTATAGTAGAGTTTTTTACCCTCTTTATTCATCCAATCTTTAGTGTCAGATGTACAAATTGTACTTGGATTTTTAAATTTTATTTTTAGTTGTGCTAGTTTTTTACCAACTCCATCCACAGTTCTATTTGGTAATATTAACAGTAAATCTTGCATTGACTTATCACTATGATCAAAACTTTTTACAATATCTAATTCATCATTTGTCCAATATTTGGCCTTATTATTTAAATTATAGTTAAATGTTTTACATTTTACGTATGTGTTTACATATGTTTTATTGTTCAATAGTGGTACGATATCTTCAATATTCATTCCTTCACTATTTTTTAACAAATCCATTTCTTCTTTAGACCATGATCCAGAAGATTCTTTGATTATCTTTTGTTTTGGTTTATACTTTAAGTAAACTTTTATTTTCTTATTAAATAAATTTATGCCACATTTTTCATTTATCATAGTTATGAAATCGACTAATCCTAATTTGTAAAAATCCAATATCCAATTAATTTTCAATGTTTTTATTAATTCGCTATTAAAACAAATATTGTCATCCTTGTCTGAAGTAATAATATTATCATAAATATATTTCATTAATGTCAATAAGTTTTTATCATTTAATAGTTCCGAAGGAATTTGATTAATATTTTTACCGTTTGGGGTGTTATAATACAAAAATTCCCACCAGTTAATGATACTATATGTATTAAAATATTTATTAAATTCTAGTATAATACCATACTTCTTTTTATATTTTTCAATATTTCTTTGCTTATTGGCACAATTCTTACATATATGTCTTAAACCAAATTTTCTACTTTTGTCTTGTAGAAAGTATTCTACCGTAAACGGATATTCATTATCACATTTTATACACTTCTTTTTCATTCTCCTTCGCCCTCCAATTAAACTAAAAATTATTTCTTTACCTTATTCCACAATTGAATATTTTCATCTAGTTCATTGCTTTTCTGAAAAACAAAATACACCCTGTTGGTTGCAGGGTGTACGTCTTTTTTTATATAATCAATTCCCATTGACTTTATAAAATTTTTCATTTTATTACTATAGCAATAAAATAAACAAGACATATATTACCTCCTAGTGGATTATTTTTTCATTTCATTCGATGAAGCATCTCTCGTAATTACTCCTGCATCTCCTAATTCACCATCAGGTTTTCTTGGCCTCCCATTTTCATTATCTTTGCCACTCATCTGCGATGCCATTACAATAGGAGTTAGACCATCTACAAATCCTTTAGCCTTTGCCATTGCTAATTCTCTTTCAAAATCAAAGGGATTCTTACCTAATGCTGCTGCAAAACTTTGTGGCAACACCATACCAAGTTGTGCTAAAGCATTCGCATTATCTAATCTTTCTTTCCTACTTGCTGGCATTTGAG